CAACGTGATTGTCAAATGAAACTGCAAGAGCATCTTGTAGGATGGAAGGAATAGCATCCCTACTCTTACTTCCATTACCATCAACTAGTTGGATTGATTCCATAAGTGCCAAATAAATGGCACGATCACGACACCACTTTTCAGTAGTATCAATCAACCAAGTTAGTTCTACAGGAACATTTTCAAGAGTGCTGACCAAATGGACAAGTTTTTGAAACTGCTCTTGAGTAACATCATTTCTTCTCTCAACTTCAATACACAGAATGTCTTTAGTTGGAATTGTATTATATTCTAAAAGAAATTTATTAATTTCTTGATATATAATTTTTTGTTCTGGATCTTCAAAGTATTCTTCTTTTAAGAATGGTAAAACTTTTCTTACATAATCCTCATTAAATAACAGGTTTCTAAGAATTAGAAACTCAACTTTCTCCATAACTAAATTCCTTACGTGCGATTTGATCTAGTTGTTGCATTACTTCTTCAGTGAAATACACTTCAGGTTCTTTCAGAATCTGCTTAGCATAAATCTTCTTACCATTGATTTCATAGCGTCCTGCTACATTCTTCCAGAGTCCACCAATCTCACCAAGTTCCAGAAGACCATAGTAACGATCAAGACCGCGCTCATCATAATACAAACGGACTTCAACATCTTTATTCTCCTTACTCAAACGCGATTTAGCAGTCTTAGCCTTGATAATATTTCCGACCACTTCCGTTCCATCCTTCTCTTTCTTTTTGCTGAGATAGATAATCGTACTTGCTGCGTACTTGAGTCCAGAACCTCCCCCCATTTCTTTCGTTGGTACATAAGCTCCGATGACATCGTATGTATGATTTGTGACAATGAGTGGTACATTTGCTTGTCCTAATTTAAGAGTTAACATTCTGAAAGCGCCTTTGATAAGTTGCGATTTAGTCATATCACGAACTTCTTTATCATTCAGAACATCATTAATCTCCTTACTCGTAGAAAGCATCCCCAAAGAGTCTAGCACAAACATGCAAGGATTGCGCTCTCCTTCAGGTTTTTTCATGTACAGATCTACCGCTTTGAGTGCTTTGTTACGAAACTCTTCAATTGTAACAACATTAACAACAACAAGACGAGAAGTATCAATTCCACGAGATTCTAATAGAGATTTAGTGATAGCAGCTTCAGTATCAAAATAGAGACAATAACCATCGGGATTGGTATCAAGAAAATTCTTAACAACGGCGAGGCTGAAGAAAGTTTTTCCAGTAGAAGACTCTCCAGCAATAGCAGTAATCTTATTGCCAGATACACCACCAAATATGCTACCTGAAACCAGTGCATTAAAAATGTATGAACCCGTGTCAACATAAGTTTCTGTTTCATCAATATCTGAGGCAAGTTTGGTGTAATCATCACCAATTTCTTTTACAATATCCTTTAAGAAGTCCATAATATTTTTCCAATTAGTAACAGTATAGCATTAGATAAAGAAAGCATCAAGGGTGCTAGTTCTTTCAGAAGACCATCCGATTGCATTAAGAATGATTTTTAAAGGTTCAAGAAACCCTTTATCAAATTGCAACTCATAATCAACATATTTTTCTAATCCAAGTTCTCTTGGGAAGTCTTGAATGAAAGAGATAACATTTTCATGAATAATATTTGGTTTTTTGAGATAGCAAAACTTGACTTTTTCTCCATTTTGAATGAGAGAATACTTATTCGTAAGTTTTTTGTCCTTAATATAGTAATTAAAGAGCAATGCTCCCCTAACATGCATTGGAGTTTTGGGAGCATATATGTTTGAAAATGATTGATATTTCTGAATATCAGAAGCAGATCTTGGAAAAGAAACTTCCTCTGGAGAAAGTTTTTTAAACTTAGTCCTACATTCTTCAATGTAATTTATCACATCATCTTCAGTCCCATTCATCATAAGTTTAAGTGCATCCTTAATCATTTGACGACAAGGAGCTGGAGTTGATGATTTAACTGCTTCAATTCCCATGATCTTCAGTTTGGGTTCAGAGTAACGAACACCTTCACTGTCCCAGACATTCATAATATAACGTTTCTTAGCAGTCCAAATTCCACGATCAGCAATATTCTCACGCTTCATCTGCATCTTCTGCTCATAAGCATTCATGTATTCTGCCAATTCTTGGTAAGAACTTTCAATATATTTTTCAAGTTCCACCTTAGCGACCTTATCAAGGAAATTGACAACGCTCTCAGTAGTTTTCTCTCTGCCTTCGTATACACGGTCAACCAAAGGACCCATATGCATATAAATGGAATCAGTATCAGAAGCAATGACATAATCAACACCCTCAGTTTTAAGAAGTTTGTTCATATAGTTATTCAACTTTTCTTCAATCCACCTAATAGCAACTTGACCAGAAAGAGTAATTGCTTCAGCATTTTCAAGTTTGTAATAACGGAAATATTGATTACCAATAGCACCATAAGCAGAGTTCAAAGAAATCTTCTTTGCCATCTGAATATTGTTGCAGCGAGCAATTTCTTTTACAAGTTCTTTATTCTTGGTTTTCTCATACTGTTTCTTTGCCTCAATCATCTTCTTCTTAAAGATAACACGGTCCCCATACATTTTTTCCATAAGTTCTGGAAGGATTCCACGTATATCTTTTCGAAACATAGCTCCATTTGGGCACACTGCATAATCCTTATACATCTCAAGAGTAATTTCTTTCTTTAAGATTTTTTCTACAGATACATTTGGGCAACGTTCATCTACCAGAGTTTCTGGACTGATGTTTGATTGCATAATCAAATGTGGATATAGGGAGTTAAGGTCAAAGTTGACAATCCAATCATATACACCAGGAATTGGTTCTTTTACATAAGCACCCGCATACTTATCATTTTTTTCAGATTTGTCTTTTGGGGGAATAACGACGTTTCTTTTTTTCAAATAATTATAAATGATGTTATCCCACATACGGACTTGATAAAACACATCAACAAAGTTAACTTTTGCATCAAATGCCATCGTAACTGCAAGTTCAATCAGTTTCATCTTGTCTTCCAAACGGTCAACAAGTTCTACGTCAATGATGTTGTACTCTACAAACTTTTGCCAACCTTTGGTATAAAAGTCCTTAAAAGTATCAAACTCAGAGTGATCCAGTTTCTTCTGACCCAATTCAACACTTGCAATATGATCTAGACGATATGATTCTTGAGCAGAATAAGTAAATTTTTTATAAAGATCAAGGTAATCCAGTTGAGTAATGCCACCAACATCAAAACAAATTTGTTGTCGGTTATTGACCCATACTTCATTTTGTGTTATGAGTCCCCATGGAGAAAAACTCTTCATTCTTTTCTCACCGAGAACGCGAGAAAGTCTGCCACAAATATATGGAATATCATAAAATTGAATGTTCCATCCAGTAACAACCTCAGGAACATTATTTTCCCAATAAAACAAAAACTTATTTAAAAGTTCATACTCGGAAGAACACTGAATATAATTAACATTACTCTGAGTATTTTTAAATGGACCATTTCCCCAAGTAATAATATTTTTTGTGGAATAATCCTGAATTGTAATCAGAAGTATTTCTTGGTCACATGACTTTGGATCTGGGAATCCATTTTCAGAGGCAACCTCAATGTCAAGAGTTACCAACTTAATTTTATTGATATCAAATTTAATTTCATCCTCAGGATACTTATCAGAAATGTATTGATAAACATACCTATCATTCCCGTAGATTTTAAATCCATCTACGCTATCATACTTTTTGTAGAACTCTCTACAATCTTTTACTAATCCTGGTTTTATTGCTTCAACGTATTCACCTTCAAGTGTTTTATATTTTGTTTCTTTATTTGATTTTACAAATAAAGTTGGAGAGTATTCCTCCTTAAACATTACATGTTGCCCATTCTCATATCCGCGAACAAGAAACTTGTTCCCGATCATTTGTACGTTGGTATAAAATCTCATTTAGTTAAAGACTGGTACTTTTCAAGTAGTGTGGGTTTTGGATCTGATAGTGTAAGAATTTTATCAGAGTGTATCATAAAGATATCCTGACTGGTAAAATCTGACAACCATGCTTCTAAAGTGGGGGGAAGACCTTGTATTGGCGTAGCAAATTGATATGGTTTAGTCAATTTGCAATCGGGTTCTCCAATATCAGCAGAGACTTCTTCAATTGAGGATATTAATTTTGTGCCATCTAAAAGGCAGATTAGTTTTATATTTTCCATCATCTGCAAGTCTTACAATCGTAGTTATCATCTTCCTTTGCTGCTGATTCTTCAGGGGGATGATTCATTCCTTCGTTCCAATCCCTAGTTGAATTGATAACATCATTCTCATACATTTCAGCTAGCATATCTACTGGATCAGTAAACGTTACCACCCAATCAGATACAACAGGAACTCGTGTGCCTTTTGCAAGTGGAATCCAAGGAAAAAGACTAATGTTAAAGGAAGTTTTTCCTGGAGTTAGTTGAGTTGGTCCCTGAGGATTTTGTTCCGTTTCAGGATCAATAATATTAACAAGACAAGGTTTATAAAAATAAAATCCCGCCAAGCGATCATCAACTATCATTTCTTGAACATCAGCAATGACAAATTGACCCGTTTTAATCAATGCAATTTTTACAGACATAATTCCTCCAATCTTAAACTCAGTATAGCAATAAAAAAGAGGGGAGTCAACTGGATTTTGCCAGTTTCCCCTCCGTGGCAGAGCGCCGACGATATTCAATACTATTTAGAACCAAACTTTTCTCTTATGATGCTCTGGAACAATCTTTCCTAACTTAACTATAAGCATTCCGTTTTCAAATTTTACATCTCTTACTTCAACATCATCAGAAATAGTCCAAGAACGGTTAAACGCTCTTGTTGCTAGTCCTCTGTGCAAATACTCCGTCTCATTATTTGTTTCTTTTTGTCCCTCCACAAAAAGTTTATTGTTTTCAGTATATACAACAACTTCTTTTGGACTAAATCCTGCTAAGGCAACTTCCAAACGAAAATCTACATTCGTTTCTTTTACCAAGTTGTATGGAGGATAGTTAGTTTCTGTTTGATGTAGTGACCCAAATCTATGAAACCACTCATCCATCCCAATAGAATATTTTTCTACATCATTTAAAAATTTTTCAATGTTTGCGACTTCGTATCTTGCTAAAGTTGGATACATGTTTTTTCTCCTTTAAAAGCGAGTTTATTAGTAATGGACCCTTACGGCATCCACTACTAATTATACAAGAATACAAAAAAAGCGAGGTAATGAACCCCGCACATTTTTGTATTGTTATCCTTATAAGATAGAACTTTAATTTGATTTAGAGGTGCAATATCTGCGATTGATTCTTCATTTACAATTCCAATAAGTCCCCAATCAGCTAAAAGACGAGCAATTCTATTTCTGCGCTGAACATCATTTACAGTAAGATTAGCATGTTTACCATCAAGAGCAAACAATTCTTTAAAGTGGACAATATAGTACTTACCTTGCTTATGAAGAATGTGGCAAGATTGATAGAGTTTTTTCTCCTTTCTAGATGCAACTCCAATGCGAGTCAAAGTTTCACGAACTTTTAGGAAGTCATCTGGTTCGTTAAGAAGAACTTCCACCATCATATTGGGAGACCAATTTACTTGGGGTTCAATTGTTTGATTAGTCATTTTTTTCCGCCAGTTTCAAGTCGTTGTTTAATAAAATCGAGTTGTTGTCTTGATAAAATTTTCAAACTTTGCAATGCTTTTTCATTACTATATCCATAGTACTGCTTAACGCATTCTAAATCTTTAACTTTATCTTTACGGAGCCAAGGAGAAAATCTCTTACGCTTCCTCAGTGTATTTATATAAAACAAATATTGCATGTCCTTATCCAGATGATGATTCATATTCATTTCATTAGCAAAAAGAATACAATCAATATGACCAGATAAACATTTATTAACAATATATGGCGGATATTCTTTCTTACAATTTGGGTCAACATCAATCAAATTTTCTTTAGTAAAATTAATTGAGTTCAACCAGTCCTTCAATTCCATAATTAAAAAGCAGTAGTTCTTTACGTTGTTTTTGCTCACGCATATATTCACCAACAGAACGCATCGTATAAGTTAAATCAAACTCAGCAGCATTCCAGTTCTTAAATCGATCCTTCACAAGTTGATCAGAATTATAACTAATCAATTGATCCATATTGTTAGCATCGCAATTAGTAGCAAACTTATCGTGATCAAATCTTTTGTGCATTGATCCCTTATTCCCATAGAGATTATCCTTAATATCATAAGGAGGATCGAGATACATAAAAGCACTCCTTTCTCCATCCATCAGATAATCGTAAGAGTAATTAGTTATACGCCAATTGGAAATTAGTTTTGCATACTCTGGCAGTTTCTCAATTCCTCGCATTGAAAAGTTGCTTTGTGATGCTTGAGCAGAAAATGATGAACTTTCTGTGAGACCAGAGAATGAACATTTATTGACAATATAGAAAGCAACAGCACGATCAAGACTTGATAGATCTTTGGCATTCACATGTTCCTTTGATTTAAGAAAAAGTTCTCTCGCAAGTTCGGGAGTATTGTAAGCAAGTTTACAATCAACCAATTCATTCTTCAAATCATTTCCAAACATCTGGAGTTGTTGCCAGAAGTTTACAAGTGGTTCATAAAGATCATTTACCCAAATTTTAAGGTTTGGATATTTTTTAGTAATATAGATTGCAACACTTCCACCACCAAGAAATGGTTCACGGAATTCATCATAATTGCGAAGGTCTGGAAAATATGGTCCCATCTTTTCACAAGCACGGGATTTTCCGCCAGGATATCTAAGGGGTGTTTTGAGAGATTTCATAATCAGGTTTGTTGTACTTCAAATATTCAAAAAAGGTAAGTTTCATTTCTTTATGAGTCATACCACAGTGCTTTGCTGCTTGTGGTAGATTCATTTTAGAATAAAAGAGACCCTCATTTGCTTCACGCACATTTTCAGGAGTTGTTTTTACGGGAACTTCAATAAGAGATGCTTTATTGATCTTAAAAGGATTCATTCAAATTCTCCAACTTTATTTGATTTAACATGAGGAGGTGTTGTATATTTTGGCACACAAGAAACCGTAATACTTGTCGATTTAGTTGCTTGTGCCATTTCTCGATATCCAGTACCAACATAAATCTGCCCACCAACTACAGCAACTGCCATAGTTCCCCAGAAAATATAATACCATCTGGACTTGACTTGATGCTTTTTGAGTTGATCAAGTTCTTCATGAATATCCTGATGATGAAACCTTAAAGGTTTTTGAATCAATTCTTTTAATTTTTTGTTTTTCACTTGAATTCACATTCGCACATAAGTTCAGTAAGAGCAGCAAGAATATTAATTTCTTGATCCGCAACAAAAGCAACTTGATACTGATATTTTGCAATAATCAGTACAGCAGCAGGAATAGATGCTGGAATCAAATTCTCATAACAAGCATCATAAACACGGCGTAACAATACAGAAGAATCATTATCCATATTATTAACTACCCATTTACGTACTTCAGTAAAGTTCTTATCTTTAAGACTTTTGATAAGTTCATTTACTGCAATATCAGCAAAGGATGCAAGAATTGCAGAGTCAATTTTTCCACCAACAGAATACCTCTGACATTCATTCAGAACTCGCCTCCAGTCTGGAAAATGCTTGTTGATCAACTCAGCAATTACTTTTTGATCATATTGAACACCTTCCTTATCCAAGATTGATTGAATTCTTTGGAAGAAACTTCCTGCAAGTAAGACTTTTTCTTTACCTTGAATTTTGAATTCAACCACAGCACACCTGGAATGTAGTGGTTCGATAATTTTATTTTTGTAGTTACAGGTGAAGATGAATCTGCAGTTACCACTAAATTCCTCAGTAAACGCCCGTAGGAGGAGTTGTACGTCGTTGGTTGTGTTATCTGCCTCATCAATGATGACGACTTTGTGTTTAGCAGTTGACGAAAGCGATACGGTCGAAGCGAAGTTCTTCGCATTGTTTCTGACAGTATCAAGGAATCTACCTTCGTCGGATCCGTTAATGACATAAAAATCTACTCCCAATTCATTACAAAGTGCTTTTGCTACAGTAGTCTTACCGCATCCAGCAGGACCAGCAAGAAGTAGATTCGGCACTTCTCCAGTATTTAGAAAGTCAATAAAGGTTTTCTTAATATTCTCAGGGAGAATACAGTCTTCAATTGTTTTGGGGCGATACTTCTCCACCCACAGAAATTCATCACGACTCATAATTTTTATACCCAATCAGGTTTTCGTTCTGGCATACGAAGATAATTAGATGCAACCCAAGGTTTGGATGCAATATACATCTTGTAAGCAGTAAAAGTGTCAATGCTTGTGTCAAGTTTATACTCATCTGGCATAGCACGGGCAAATGAAGTTACTTCTGTAATTTTTCCCTTTGGAAAAAGGTAATAAGCATCCACAAGTGTTTTGTAACAAGCATGTATCTTATTATAGCGCAAAGCATACTCATCGCACAAATTAAGTCCGTGCTTAATCAACCAATAGGCATTATGGATATTTTCCATTGCCCATTTGGTGCAGGGATGATTACGAAAAGCACCTTTTTCAGTCCTGTAAGGAGTGTTATCAGTCTTATAAAGAAAACCATACCCATGACCCCAATTATCAGATGCCACAATAGAGAGCATCTGACAGCACTCTAGGGGCATTTTAACAACGTGTTTGTCGGGTAGGCAGATAGCACTCTCAGCTGGCCAAGGAGAAGTTGCAAAAATGTTCATTATAAGGGTTGCGGACCACCAACAATTATAGCAGAAGGAACTTGTGCCTGAGCAATTTTTTTTGCTTGAGATTGACTTGTTGCATCAACCACAAGTTCTAGATATCTAGAATCTCCAGGAAGTTTGTATCTAACAGTGTATTTCATTCAAAGCTAGAATCGGGTTCCAAAGCAATATAATATGTCAGATCATAATCAGTACTCTTAAAGCGTGAAAGAAGTTTTTTAGAGACAACGACTTCATACTTTCCAGGAAGAATCTTGATATTTTCAACCTTAAAGTTGAAAATAAACTGATCATCAGTTTCACCAACTATAATAGAGAAATCATTCGAAGTGTCATTCTTCTTATCTCGAACAACAAGTTTAACAACACCCGCTTCCCCAACAGCAGAAAGGTCAGGAAGTTGATATACAGATGCTGCTTTAAGTAGTTTGTCAAGTTGCTGAGTACTCAGTTCAAAACAAACATCTTCAGAGGGAAGAACAATTGATTTTTCTGGAGGGGTAACAATAACAGAAGGATCTGCAAAGAAATATTTGGACCTCATTTTACCTTCACGAATAACAGCGAAACTGCCATTATCAAAATCAAGTTCTGCATTTTGATGTAGAGCAAGTCCATTAAGGAATTGGTTCAAATCATAAATTCCAAAATCTTTAGGAATTTCTTCATCAATAATTGCTTCTGCAAGAATATTCTTCATCACAGAGATAGTGCGAAGAGAGTTGCCTTCCTTAAAAAGAATAGACTGATTGATGGAAGAAAAGTTCTTTAGGAGAGTCAGAGTTTTATCAGAAAGTTTCATAATAATCAGCGAGAGAATTCGGTAAGACCGTTATTTTGACGGGAATAGTGTCCATCAAAGTGGAGAAGGAGCATAGCATAGTGGATCACTTTAAGCAAATCACGCTTATTACGTCCATCCTTATCGCCATAGCGACTGCCATACTTCAGGATATTTGCCTGACAGAAACCTGCTGCCAGTTTCTTTGCTGCCATCAGGTCAATAGTTTGAATGTCATCATAACCAGATTCATCACCACAATAATGACCGTGATAAGTGCTGGTTACATAATCCTGAATATCTTTCAGGATTTTATCTTCGTTGTATTTCCAAAGATGATTTTTAGATTCACTCATAGTAAGTTTAATTTCGTCAACAGAATGAATAGAAGGAATTTTTGAAAGGTTTAGTGTTCCATCTCCACCCTCAGATAAGGTGAATTTGAAACTATCGGAATAAGGATACTCGTCCATAATAAAGGGAAGGTCATAGTTTACCTTCCCCAATTATATCAGAACGGAGCGGGTTGGTCAACGTATTCTACGGTCAGTTCAGGTTGAGACGGCATTTGAAAATCGGCATCCACTTTGTCATAGAGTTCCAGGAAAGACTGTTTGGTTTCGTCATCAAAGCGGTTCACGCACACTTGGATTGCCTTTGCCTTGTCTTGGAAGATGCTGTAAGCACGGATGATATGAACCAGACGGCGGGTGCTGATGATTTCTTCAATACCTCCATCATAGAAGGTCTTACGGATAATATCTGCCCAGTCAACCAGGCGCTTACAGAAATCGCGGTCTTCTACCTGCAGATCCAGAGCAACGCCTTCCAGGATCTTCTGCTCAGTAGCAGGGGCAGGATAGGACTGCTCAAAGGTCACAGGGAAACGCTCAAGGAATGCTTCATTGAGCACGTTGGTGCCAATAAAACGTCCATCATCAGAACCCTTACCCTTTGTGTTGGCGGTGGCGATTACATTGAAACCAGCAGCAGGTTTTACCCACCGACCAATCTTCTTCAGGAAGACACCTTTTCCTTCAAGGATGGATTGGAGACACAGAATCTTGTTGCTAGCGAGGTCGATTTCATCAAGAAGCAGGATTGCTCCTCGCTCCAGTGCCTCAATGACGGGACCGTTGTGCCAAGCAGTATTCCCATCAACAAGGCGGAAACCCCCGATAAGGTCGTCTTCATCAGTTTCAATGGTAATGTTTACACGGATTAGTTCACGCTTAAGTTGAGCACACGCTTGCTCCACACTGAACGTTTTACCATTACCCGACAGACCCGTAATGAACGTTGGATAAAAAAGACGGGACTGAATAATTTTTTTAATATCGTTAAAATTACCAAACTTGACGAAGGTATCATCTTTATCAGGAATGAGGTTTTGTTCCACAGCGGGGATGGCAGCAGGTGCTTGAAAAGTACGTTCGATTTCTTCTACTTTTTGTTGTGTCACTTCAAGATTCCATTTGCCACGAGAAGTTTTATATTGAGAAAGTTTGTTAGTCACCGTTTGATAATTAGTATCATTCATTGCACACCAAGCACGAATATCACCAGAAGTGACACTGTTGCCATAAAGTGCTTGAAGTGAAGTACGAATGTAATCGGTGGAGACGGACATGATTAAGTGGTTTGTTTCAACTGAAGTTATTATAGGGCAAAAAGAGGGGGGGTCTGAACCCCCCTGTGTCAGTTTGCCAACTGGTTCTTAAGACTTTCAAAGTAATCTTTTTTGGCAATCTTTCCTTTATATCCAGGATAATATTTTTCAACAAGTTTAGGCAAACCCATTGCTGCAATAGATCCAATTTCAGTCACCCAAATTTCTTTGGTATCAAATTTAATAACATGCTCGTAAGGAAATTTAGTCTTCATAATTAATTTTATTTTCAATAATAGAATGACATTCTACCATAAATTGATGAAATGTTTTACCTGAGTAATTAAAAGAATCGTTCAACTTTGCCATCTGAACGCCTGTTTTTGAATTTCTCTCCCCCATTCCCAACTTTTTATAAATTCTACCTCTTTGTTCTGCCCCCTCCTCATCACTTCTCTTTCTTTTCTTTCCAGTAGAACTGATTGCAGTAGGAGTATTTGTAGCAACTCCTTTTTTCTCTTTCATCTTAGATGCAACATCCTTTAGAGCACCAACAAATGCTCTAGCTTTCTGTCCAGGTTCTTTAATGCTTCTTTTTGGAGAACCTACAGTAATATCATGAACCTCAGAATCTTTTTTAGCTCCAGTTTTATGAAACTGTTTTTTTAATTCTTTGGCATCAACTTTTTCACCCTCTTTATGTTTTTGTTTTGCAGTATGAGCAGCATAATCTCCAGGAGACTTATGAGTTCTTACCCAAACAGGAACATCCTTTCCACTCTTTTCTACTTTTGGATCTTGAATGGGACCCTTTTTTCTAAATCCAGCTCTTGCAACATCTTTTCTTGCAGCACCTTCAGATCCAGGAATTGGCATAGTGCCAGATTTCCCAGATCCTTTCATTTTCATTAATGTTCTCTCATCAAGGATTTCTTCCTGAAAGTGCATCTTTATAAGTTCTTTTTATGTATTTAGACTACAAGAGAAATAAACTCTCCAAGAACTTTTTTGTTTAGTTTTTTAGTTTTGAGAGATTTTACAAAAGCAGACTTGATTTGCGCTTTGGTTGCACATTCATGAACATCAAACTCAGTATCCTGAGAAAGCGCAGTTGCAGACATTCCAAAGTAAGCATCATATCCAGATTTAGTAATAGTAAAACTCTTCAGTTTTTTCCAATCATTCTGAATTTTATCATATTCCTTACTATAGTTTTCATGATACATGTTTACAAAACGTCCGAAGTTACGACCTTCAAGAACACGAATCCCAATAAAATTCATAGAAGAAAACTTATCTTTCAAGTTCCGAAGAAGAACATCAGTAAAATTATGATATCCATAATCAAACATGTAAGTTGTTCCAATCTTTCGATCCCTAAGAAATGTATTCTGAGGATAGACACTAGCAATGCCCAGATAAGGTTCTTTCTCCCAACGACGATTAACTTCCCTATGATAAGCAAGTTGATTTGCTTCACCATCAGTCAGAACAATACACTGAACCTTTTGCAGTTTATTTTCTTTCTGAAACTTAGGAAGAATTTGGTGAAGAGTGATTAGTGCTTCATTTAGTGGGGTTCCAGACAGACACAAACGATTAGGATATGTGTAAGGGCATCGATAGGTATCACTAAAGCAATAGGCAAGACGCCAAATATTAAGCATTTGATTTTCCAATTCTTTACCAGAAACTTTACTGGTAAGAATATTCATCATAGAAAATGTCTCATCTACACAAAGCAAACTTTCCCTTTTCTGATAATGGGGAGTACGATCTGCCGCAAAATACTTTCCAGTTTCATAATCATACTCACCACGCCTCCACTCATTAGTGAAAGCATAAACCTCAAAGGGAATGGAAACTTTCTTACAGAACCAAACAAGGTTGAAGAGTTGCTTACAAGTATCAAGCATCACATCGGACATAGAACCGCTCCAATCCAATACAAACACAAGTCCATGATTCTTACCATCAGGAATCACAGAAACTTTCTTAAAAAGGTCCTCATTGTATTTGTATGTATGCAGGCGAGTAGTATCAAGAACACCTGTACGAGCAGTAGAGGAGCGGGCATACTGATCTGCTGCTTTACGGCACTCAAATTCTTTCACCAGATAATTGACTTCTTTCTGAGCAGAAGATTTAAATTTTTTAAATTCAATGTCAGTCTCTTTATAGAGATCTGTAGGAACAATTCCTCTTTCCTCTGCAGTATTATTTTGGATTTTTTGCTGATGAGCAAATGAGTCATTAATATCTTTATGAATATCAAAATTCATTCCAATAACCGTATCAAGATTTACCTGAGGAACTTCCACATAAACATTATCATATCCACCCTCCTTTACAAGATCACGAATCTTATCTTGCAAAGAATCTGCGGTACGAACTTCTGGTTCATCCTCTTTACCTACAGAATTTACTTGAGTTTGATCACCATGAGCAGTTCCACCATAAGAAGTGTCAGATTCTAGAGGTTGAGAGTTGTCACTATTCCCCTCTTGCTCAGAAGAAGAGTCATTGCTCTCCACAGATTCATTTCCAGAAGACTCAGAATTTCCTTGAGTTTCTTGATAATCAAGGTCGGAAACTTTTTGTTGCTCCTGTTCTTTCTTACAGTACTTATAAAGTTCTTCTGCCGCAATCAGAGTATCTGCAAAAGTTTCAGACGCATCAATCAAATTAATGATTTCTTTCTCTTCTACATTAAAATTAAGAGGAATAAAATTCCCAATCTTAAAGTAAAGATTTACACGGTCGGCAAGATTAAAAGTAGAAATATTCTCATCAGCAATCTGAAAGAAATCATCTTCATTCAGTTCTTTATATCCATTGAAAAAAGTCTTTGCAAGACCAGCATATTTACGCTTCATCAGTTTCTCAATACGAGCATCCTCAACAACGTTTACAAACTGTGCAGGAACTTTTACATTTTCCGTCCAGTCCTCATCGGGAGTGAAGAGTGCATGTCCAACCTCGTGACCCACCAGAAGGTCATAGACGGTGTTGCTTGCCTTATCCCACATTGGCAGGGTCAGCACACGAGTATGAACGTTAAAGCAGGCAGTCTCCACCTTCTTGTGCTCAACCACAAGGTCTTCGGTGGCAAGAAGTTTGGCAAGTTGTGATTTGATTTCGTGGCGAACGGTCATGGGTTTGTTGTGTATGGACCCATAATACAAAAAAAGAGGGTGGTGAAACCCTCCAGTGTACCAGTTTGAAAAGTGGTCTTAATACTTTCAATTATTATTTTTATCTTGATAGTTTA